AAAACCTTTAAAAATTAATTCTTCTGCAAAATCTATTTTATATAATATAACTTGAAATGTATTATCTTCATTAGAATAAAAATCATCTAAAGAAATATTCCCTTCATTTATTATACTTATTGTAATAGAAGAACCTTTAATTGGTTTTTGTGGATCATCATCTTGCCATTGATGTATAACTGGATTTGCCCCAAATGTTATATTTATTGGATCTCCATCGTAATCTTTTTTAAAAATATCAAGTTGATATTCGTTTTAATTATCAATAGCAATTGAATTAAAATATCCTCTACAAAAAAGATTATATGCCATTAGGTTTGTCTATTGTATGTTAAACCGTATTTTTTTATTACTGAAATAAATATCCTGACCTCTCAATGTGCCATAAACCTCAACAGCTTGTAATGCGCCTTGCATCATTGTGTTTGTCTTTCCATTAGGAATAACCTTTGAGCCTTGTGGAAGGCTTACAAGTTCAGGACCTCTTTCTCCAACCAAAGCCATTCCACCCGGAGCGAATGTAGTACCGGTAGCAAATGCCTTTTGTTTTGCCATTTGATTTTTCATTGCAGTACCAATTGCAACAAGCGCAATACCAGCAATCAATGCAGTTGTTGGATTGCTAATTAATGTTTTTTGTATAGTAATTAATTCGGCAGCAAATTTTATAAATTGCTTACCAATTCTAATCATTCCATCTGCAAGTATTGTATTTATGCCCTCAAAAAAAGATGATATATCTCCTGATGCTAAACCATTTGCAAGTGATTCAGCAAATAAAACTCCAGCTTCATAAGCGCCATTTTGTAATTCTTCTTGAAGTACTGTATTTATTTTTTGATTTAATGCAAATGCTTCTTTATCTACTGCCCCTGAAATACCACTAAAATCAATTTTAGATTTGTTTAATTTAATCAAACCCATACCACCTAATTCGGCTTGCTTTAATGCAGCTTTCTTAGATTCATTTGCTAATTTTTGCTGGTATCTATCAATTATCGCTTGTTGTTCAGCAGTATAAACAAATTCAAAAGGATTAAGCAGTTTTATAGTTTGCCTACTTTCAAGCATCCTTTTGCCAATCTGCCGATATAATAAATCATCTTGTAGTTCACCTAATTCCGCTTGAAGATTTAAAATTATTTTATCGGTAGGACTAAGCTTTTTATCAGTTATTAATTTCTTTATTACCGCTTCAAAATCATTAACTTTTGCTTTTATTTCTTCTATTGGAGGTAATCCTAAGGATTCTTCAGCAGATAATTTTCTTCTAAACTTGGCAAGTATTTCATCAATAGATTCTGCTGTATCTTTTATTGATTTCTTTGAATCCTTTGATTTTATACCAATTTGACCAAAAAAAGATGTAGCTATATCTGTTGATTTCTGTAATTCTAATCCAAGATTTAAAATTTCTGTATCAAGACCGGTAACTTCTTTTTGAGCAGTAATAACTCTTTGAGAAAATATTTCAATAAACTTAGCAGCACCGGCAGCACCTTGACCAAGAGGTATTGGTTTTGCTTGTTCTTTTGCTAAAGTTGTTTGAGCCTCTTGTAATTGTTTTAATTTTTCTGTTTTAGCAATTGTTAATTCAGCAATTTTATTGGTATATTTTTGGGCAACAGCTTGCTGTATTAATGCTTCAGTATATAATTTTGTTTGATTAGTAATTTGTTGAGTACCTACATTATTTAATGTAAGCAATTCACCATGCTTACCCATCAAATCATTAGCTTGCCTTAAAGCTTCATTTCTTTGCTCTAATGGTAATGTTGTATTTTTTGCTACATCAATGAAAGCTTGCAATTGAAATCCAGTTGCCATTGCTGATTCTTTTGCTTTATTTAATTCATCAGCAAAATCTTTTGTTTTTTGTTTTGCTTCGCCTGATGATTTTACCCATCTTGATAAACCAACGCTTGCAAAAGATATTGCAGAACTAAATAAACCAAATGCTAATCCAACACCTGCTGGACCTGATAATGCACCTACTAATGCTTTTAAAGCACCACCTGTACTGCCAGTTTCAGCTTTTAATCTACCAAAAGATTCAATTAAAGGATTGATGTTGTTGGATATACCTATAAATCCATAGGGAGCATCTTGTGCTATTCTTGATAAATCTGTTAAAGCAAGGCCTGCTTTATTAGCACCAGTTTGTACAGTAGAACCAAAGTTTTTTATGGCTTTATTGGCCTTATCTAATTCACTCGTTAATTGCTTGGTATCAGCACCGACTATAACTTTTACTTCTTCTGCCATTATTTAACTTTGATATTATGCCGTTTAAAAATATCTTCAATCTGCTCTTTAGTTAATGGCGGTTGATTTGATTTAGGCTTTTCTTCAATAGGCCAAAATCTTTCTATACTCCCAAGTGCTTTTGTGCCAGCCATTGATTCTGCCACACGATACGAACCAAATCTAATTGGCAACATATTTTCTTTGTACCTCTCTTGATAACCTTCAACAGCTGCGTAGAACTCTATGGGTAATGATGTATAATACTCATAAGGAGTCCATCCTAACTTACCAAGAGCAAACTTCAGGTTATCATAAGCTTGCTCTTCTATGCTTTTTTTTTCTTCTTCAACATTTTCTGCTTCAGAAGATTTAACCAAGTTCTTCCAAGATTGTGTTTCCATAACGCATCTTGAAATCTTATCAGAAATTTCTTCCTTATTTTCCAATTCATCAACCCAATCACACACTTGTTCAAATGTGAAATCAGGCTCTTCTCTTTTTACATACAAATTGGCTTTCAATCCGGCATAAACCATTGCATACAATAATCCTGATATTGTTTCAGTATCATTGTACTTTGCAATTGTTTCAATAGCCAATTGATTAAATTTTAATCCTCTTTCTTTTCCTCCAATTGTGATTTGTAGATAACTCATTTTATTTTATTTTTTTTAATTATGGATAAATGCGTATTTCAATAGTGCAATTAGTTAAAAAATCACCTATTGTTGTTTCTGAATTTGTTACATCAACATCAAGAGTTTGAATTTTTATATTGCTTGAATCTTCCCAATTAGCAGTAGTAAAAACAAAATTACCATTACCACCTGCACCACCATTATCATTTTGATTTATTAAAATGAAAGTTTTAAATTGTGAAAATTGACCTCCTGAACTTTCTATATTATAACTTCCTGCTTGTATTCTTGTAAATGCTAAATCACCAATATTATCTTTGAAAACTTGGTTATCAAATTGTTCATTCAATGTATCCCAAATTAAATTAGCTGCAAATACTTTATATCCCATTAAAATATCTGATGTTGCTTTCTTTGTTGTTGCACTTTGGACTAAAGGTATTTCTTCTGTTCCTGATACGCTTGTTGCTGAAGGTAATTCACTAATCTTTGTTCCCATGTTATTCTATTTCTAAAATTAAACCTGATTCTGTTAAAATATCAATTGAATCTTCTGTCATTATTGAATCAACTTGACCAAATATAGTTAATGTTGGAGTTCCTTTTGGATAAAATGTTGCATTAAAATTACCAACATCATCAAATGAATAAGAAGAAGATACGGCAGAAAAAAATGCCTTACCTTCTTCTATTTCATCACCTATTTGTGGAGTTAGCGGAGTAATTTTAAAACCGAAAATCTCAAAATTTCTTAACAAATTTCTAAATCCAGTTCCTGATATTTTTGGAGGACCACCAAGTAAATCTTGCAATAATAATCCTTCTATGTTGTAAGATAAATCATTTATGCCAGCGAGTTTTTTATACCCACAAGCAGAAGAAGCATCTATTGCTGCTACTGAATCATTCTTATTTATACTTTTCAGGCATACTACTGTACTATAAGTTGTTCCACCATTTGGATCAATCAATAATAGCATAGTTGATGGCTGAACTTTATGCTCTGCCATAATCTATGTTTTATTAAGATTCAATTGTCAATGTTGGAGTACCGATTGGTTGCAAAGTTCCACTAAATGTACCTACTGAATCAAAGGAATAAGTGCTTGATAATTCAGAAAGAAATCCAGTTCCACTCTCAATCTCATCTCCAACTACTGGACTAACTGGTTCAATCTTCCATCCAATGGTTGTTTTATTACGCAATAAAACTCTAAGGTCTGTTCCTGAAATTTTACCACTTGTTGGATCTTGCAAATGCTGTCCTTCAAATGTGTAAGATATATCAAGAACTCCGGGTGATTTGTCTGGTCCGCAAGCTGATGCTGCATCAATAACATTCACCGAATCGCTTTTACCTACTGATGTTAAGCACACTACTGTATCATAAGCTGTGCCACCTGCTGGATCAATGAAAAGCAACATTGTTCCACCTTGTACCTTGTGTTCTGCCATTTTTTTATTTTTTAATTGTTAACTTCAAAAATATCTTGTTTAAAAACCAATATCCTACTTATGTAAACTCTGCCATTCAAATTACCCAAATTTTGAGTAGTATCTGATTGCTTTGTCAAATTTAACATTTCTAATTCAAATTCCGATAAATCTAAT